CAAATACATCTTTTGTCCCAACGCCAAGATTCAATGCGTTGCCAGAGTTTGATGACTCTAATATCGTTGTGCGACTTAACGTTGTGCCAGAGGCCGTATAAGTGCCTAATCCAACCTCGTAGTCATTGCCTGACACAATCGCATAATACGTCGTGTTGCCGTCGCCAACAGCGGCAAAAGACTGAAAGCCGTCTGCGGCTCCAGCAAGCGTTAACGTGCCTGTCCCAGTCGTTGTACTTGTTTCTTTGACTCGATCCTTTACAACTAGAGCCATATCAGTCCTTAATCAAGCGTTATGTCTAAATCTCCGGCTGGTACACGAAACACGTCGCCAGATTCAATTGCTTTTGATGCAGATAAAGCCGCATAACAAAGTAAATTGCCAGAGCTTGATGCATCAAACACACCAACATGACTTACTGTGCCGTAACTACCAGTAGCAGTTGGAAACTCAATGGAGCCAGAGTTTGTCGCTGTGTTTCCAGATACCGTAAACGCAGCAGTTTGTCTTGCGTAACCTGATCCAGATACCTCGGTTCCGCCGCCAGCCTCGCCGGGTGCGGCAGTAAACAACGCCAAATATAACGTTGACGGCGCTGTATAAGCGCTGTTTGTAAAGACGTGATCTAACAGCTCAGTCTCTAAATAGTTTGAAAAGCTCATCCTAGTCCTCTCACTTTAAGTTTTAATCCAGATCCAGACATTCTGGATCGATCTGATGATTCGTTTAGTCTTGCAACTGCCGCTGAATACAACTGCGCCCAAACTGTGATCCGTGCATCTTCCTGCAAGTATGGCGCAGAATGCATCAACGATCCATATAAATATACATCGGGCGAGTCATCCAACAGCCAGTTGTCACTGTTCGACGCCAAATCAGGCACTTTAGCAAAGTACAACAACTCCAGCGTGTAGTCTGCGTCTGGCGTCGGATAGAAGTTAAACTGTCCATCTGCGTGAGTGTAATACTCAGGCCGACCAGACACATCCTCAGCGCCAGCACGTTTATCTGCCATAGCATCTCGAGATATTAAATTAACAACGGTTGTGCCGGTGCCTTGTATGCTAACTCGAATCGTCTCCATCCAGTCTGCTGGCACTTGCGAGTATTGATCGCCAGCGTCTATCGTTGCCGTTGATCGAGTCTCCATTTTGTAATGACGAATATCGCGATTGATCTGCGACTCTGCCAACTGAATAAACGTCGGTATGACGCTGGTCAGGTCACTTCGATTTAGGTAATCGGCGACTGTCGATTGTAATGTGCTGTAGTTTGTTATTGTCATTTCTTTTTCCGTCTTTCTTTGTCGGTTTCATCAAATAGACTACCTTCGCCATATCTTTTGCCTAAACTCATTATTTCCTCAGCAGACATTTCTGGAGTAATTCCTTGCTCATCGTAATACCGATATGCGGCAGCATTGTTTTGCATATCTCTTAACATATCCCCATATCTTTGCATAACAGTAAAATCAGATCCGTTTTTTAAACCGTCATATATATGTTTAATAGTTTGAGCGCCTTCATATAGACCGCCAACTAAATTAGCTGTCAATTGATTTGCCTCTGGAAATCTTTGTCTTGCCAATAATCCAGTAGAAAATCCTTGCGCTCGGTCGTAAGGCGTATCGTACATTGATGCATAACCTTTTGCGCCCATTTGGGCCTCTAAGGCATCTTTCATTCTTTTTTGCTCGTCAAGATACTCTCTAAATCTGTCAACGTAACCAAATAAAGCGCTCATTTTATCTTCCTAACAAACCAAACTGGTTGGTTGTCTTTTTGTTTTCTTTTTCGGTTGACAACAATCCACCGCCAACTGGTGCAATTGGCGCAGCGCTAAACAATGGCTGGCCTGCCTTAGTTCCGGCCTTCATCTCTGGAGTAATGTCCATATACATGACGTCATCCCCATTTTCCAGCTTGCCCATGTAAACTCTAGACTTAAACTTTTTGGCAATTTTCTTCATTGAGTTAACGTAGGCTTGGTCATAATAATGTTTAAATCCATCATAGCCATATTCAATGTCTGAGCCATCTTCGTTTTTTACAACTCTAACTTTAGAATCGTCTACTGGCGCGTTTCTAATTCTGTTAGCTAACTCTTTGCCAAAAATATCTTCTAATGTTTGATAGTTAGATGAATAAGCATTTAAGAAAACAGTCTCTTCATCCACAGGGCCAAAATATGTGTTGTAACCGGGGAAAGTAACAGAATCGGCTTTTTCATCATATTTTATTGAGGGAGTTGTTTGATGGTAACCGTATCTTTTCGCCTGAGTTCTCGCAGTTGTCAACGCAATTCTGTCGTATCCCTCTTCCGAAGCAATTTTTGCCGCTCTTTTAAGTGCTACGCTGTGCCACTCATCCTTAAATGGTGCGTCTGGAACTTTGCCATATGAATTTAATTTATTTTTTAATTCTAAAAGATTTTTTTCTAAGGGGACTAAAAGTTTTGCTAAACCATCTTTACGTTCATTATAATTAGCCGTAGTTGGGCGTGGATATTTCTTATCCCAATCACTTACAAACTCTTCTTTCGCGTAAATAATTTCTTCTCTTAAATCTTGATATTCTTTTTCAGCGGCTCGCATCCCTTCAAAATCTGTAATGTATTCAGGATTCGTATACTTTCCTTTGTCATCTGGCGTTCCTCTTCCTGCTTGATGCCAATCCGATTGTATTTCATCTAACAATAATACTTTTTTACCATCATCAGATTTATGATCAGCCGTCCTCATATGGGCTAATACGTTGTTAACACGCGGATAATGAGATTGTTGAAAAACCCTTGGTGTCGCATTGTCTGGCAAGGTAAACACAATTTCTCTTAAATTTTTGCCGCCTTTAGTAATGTGATCGTCATGTTGAGGCAATCCGCCTTCTAAAAATTCACGATAAAAATATTGTGCGTTTTCTAGTTCATATCCATCAATATATGGATCTAATTCATTTATATATTCCTCAAATTCATAATCTTGCGTAAATCCATAAGGATTGTCTTGATACGTTATCTCTTGAACATCAACTCTGTTATTCCTTATGTATCTTTGAACTTCTTCTGCCGTTACGTTTTTCTTGCCTTTTAAAAAATCATCAAGGCCCATCCATCTTATTTCGCTATCTTTAATATTAGGAGCTTTTTTTATATCGTTTAAAAATGATTGCCCAGATCCAGACTTACGATTTAAGTTCATGGCGGCGTTTTCAACTGCGGAATAAAATCCCATAGCGTTAACGTTTGGCCCTCTTGGGCCGCTTGGCGCAACTTGAGGCGATAGACCAAGCCTTTGCGATGCGCTATCTGCCATATCTACAAATTTTTCTCCAGCAGCCTTCAGGCCCGGTTTACTACCCCGTAACAATCCGGCTGTAGTAAATCCTGCGCCAATAGCGCCTGTCCCTAAGTCAAACATTTCTTCGCCAGTCAAATTAGAACTTGCTTCGCCATAAGATATTTTGTCTAGCGCTTCTGGAATTTGACCAGTAATTACTTCGCCAAGAATTGATGGGGATGTTGTTATTGGCGCATACTTTCCTTGAGCGCCTGCAATCTCTGCGCCTAAACCAGTTCCGAGAAACTCTTTTGCAAACTTTGCAACGTTAGGCATTTCGCTAAAATAATCTTTAACACTAAAAAGAGCATCTGCCAACGCGCCTGCAATTGGCCCTCGAGGTGGAACAGACAGCCTGTCGTTGGCGCCGGGCGCTGGATTTAACATTGAGTCAATGTTATCTTCCATTGTTCGCTGCATTGGATTAAACGTTTCTAACGGTGTTCCAACTTTGTATGCTCCCTCAGCAAATGCAAGCGCAGATTCTTTGTCTTTCATGCGCAACATATTATTAGTTGCTATAGCGTTTCTCATTGCAGCCGCATTGTCTGGATCGCCATTTGGTAACACAAATTCTTTCAGTTCGCCATTTGGCATTTGCTGGATAGTTGGAAACACATACCAGTTTCCATTGTCGCTTTGCTCTGCTACCATGCGGTGAGTAGATATTGAGCCGTCACCATTTAGAATAAACTTGTGATTCTGAGGATTGTAGATCCTGTCTATAAATTCTGGGCCTCCTGCCGATGCGGATCCTGCAATTCCAGCGCCGCCAATGACGCCTAATTTTTCTAAATTTTTAAGGGCTTTGTCTGAAATCCGACCGCCAACAATATTTACTTGCAATGAATATGCATCAGCATTAGTTAAATTATTTCGATCTACATCTCTTTTATATTCTGCAAATCCAGCTTTGGCCTTTTGGTCTGGCATTAAATCAAAAGTAGTTACGTCTTTTTCTTTTAAAGTGCCAATGCCCTCGCCAGTCGTAGCAGTTGTGTAAGTTGGATTATTTGCATTACGAGTTCCTTGCCCAGTCATTTGACCAACATTTTGCAATCTTAATGATGGGGAATCTAATTGTTCTGGCTCGGTAATAATAGCCCTAGCCTCAGCTGTAGACAATGTGCCGAATCTATCGGTGTTTCCAACATTGCCAAATTTGTTTACAAAATCAACTTTTCTAGCTCCGGGCAAACTCCTAAATTGCTGAATAGATTTTGGATCGTCAAGACCAGCCCAGTCAGGTACAAAATTATCTTTTATATATTTATTTACCTGCGCCTTGCCTTGTTTGCCAAGTAGTGACTGCGCATAACTTAACATGACCTCGCCCGGCATTGTTGACTGATCAGCAGATCCCATTCCCATACGGTAAGGCAGCATTACCGGATATTCGCCATATAATCTTTTTAACTCGTTTGCAAAAGCATCCATTGCCTCTGCTTCTTTTCGTGCATTCGCCCAAACTAGGCCGGGGTTGTTAAACATGAATCCCTGACCGCCAGTTAAATTTACCGGCATATTTAATTCAGTGTCATTTACGCGAGTAACTTTTCGTGCCGCAGCGGATCTATCAGACATCCCACTTATAAATGGCTTGCCCTCTAGATCAACAATGCTCATTTCTGGATGCGGCCCAACATTTCCGGTCGGCTCAGTTCTAAACAAAAGCCCTCGTATTTTTTCTTCTTCTTGTGCGCGTTCTAAAACTTGGGGATTTACGCGCTGCCCCATCATCCTTAAAATGCCGCCTTTAGGAACTATAACTGCCACTACGCTATCCCTCGCAAGTTACGCCTGATTGGCTCGCCCCAGCTCGATGCTTGATTCTGGTATCCAACTGCCAAGTAGCGCATTGCATCTGCGCCATGTGATGTCCAGTCATGCCGAGGCCTGCCTCGCCACGTTCTGCCCTTTTCGTCAAAGTCTCGTTGGTATTGCCGCAATGCCTCGATGCCTCGATTGCACTTAGCTTCGTCGAACCAGCATCGCCCGAGCATGGATCGCACTGCCTGTATTCCATCATCGACCATTAGCTTTGGTGCTATTGTCACGGGCCTTATCCCTAGCGAATCCAACGTTTCGAGCCGAGACTTGCCAGTTCCCAGCTCTTTGACCTGCACGTCATGCGGTAGGACGTGCGACTCATAAACATAATCCTTGTCTTGCAACACTTTGGCGTAATGATCCAGTCCAACGCCAGAGCTTTCGTAGTAGTCGATCAGCCTAACCTCGGCTCCAACGTGTTGTGCGAACCAGATCGAGGTCGAATCCCCGATACCTAAATCCCACGCCGTGACGACTCCAACGGCTCTATCATATGGAACTGCGGCAATCCGTCCAGTATTTGTTACTTCCTTCATCTCGGTGCCGTAATAAGCGCCAGCGATTGCCGCCTCGAAGCTGCACTCAAACTCCTGATCGTATCGATCCTCGCCCATTGTCTTGAGCGCGGCGTCCAGCTCCTCGCCCGGCAATATATTAGTGTCACTAGCCTTATGCACCGCCGAGTACCACGTAGGATCATTGCGCGATGCGTCAAATATCTCCCAGAATTCGTTCTTACCTTTCGGCGTACCAATAAACGTTGCGCGGCCCTGACGATCTGCGATCGCTGGTCGAATGACTGTCGACCATGCGTTCGCTGGAAAGTCGGCTGGCTCATCAAGCACCACCGAGTCAAAGTATAGTCCTCGCATCGAGTCCGCTGTCTCGGCACCAAACAATCGTATGCGAGCGCCATTAGGAAAATCAATGCGCAGCTCGGACTCATTAATCTTGATGCCCGGTATATTAACCGTGAACTCTTTGCAGTAATCCCACGCTACGGCCTTAGACTGCCGATAGGTCGGCGCAATGTACGCCACTCGCACGTTGGGCCGATTAATCGTTAATGCATCGCGGATTAGGTCATTAATCGCGGCAACTGTCTTGCCGCAACGCCGATGAGCCACCAAACAGGCAAATCGACTCGTTCTATCGTGAAACGGGATCATGACGTCCCGAGGCGTGTACGGGATCGTTATCTCAGGCATACCAGCCTAAGAAGTCCGCCATCATCGCAAGAGTCGTAAGCACACAACCAGCCACCATCAAGAATAGGAACTTATCGAAGTTATTCATCCTTGCCCTTCCATTTGATGACCAGCGGCCCACCAGACTCGCCAGTATGCTCGAGCTGCTGTTTCTCGCCATAACGTTTAGGCAGCAGCTTACTCGCCACCCATTTGTGCGCATCGACCTTCAATCGCGCCACGTTGTATGTCTCGGGCGTCGCATCGTAGGCTATCTCGAGGATATCCTCTGCGGCAAACTCTTGACACGCATTCTTCGCTCGCGCGTATTTGTCGCGTATCGATTCGTGTTTGTACATCCACCGATAGAATGTAGACTTATCTGGCGCCCAGCTCTCGGTCTTGCAGATGCGATTCAATGATCGACCAGCGGCAATCTCTTCGCAGATTCGATCCACCAACTCATCAGTGTAATCAGTTGGCCTTCCAATTTTTACTTCTTCAGTCATCTAAAACTCCATCAAATAATTACCTAAACCTGATTCTAATTCAGACACGACAATCAGGACAGGACAAAAAGGACAAAAGACATAACTCTAAAGAGTTATGTCTTGTCTTGTCCTCTAATTTATTTGTCCTCAACAATGTCCTCGACTTTGTCCTTAAAAATTGTAAGTTGTTGATTTTATTAAGTTTATTAAGGCAATACTCCAGGACATTGCAAAATGTCCTCAAATGTCTTTTGTCCTCAAATCGTCCTAAGTCATTGATTATATTCATTTGTCCTCAGCTGTTAACTTGTGTGTCTAAAACTGCAACAAAAGTGTTGTCGGTAACCGACCATCCCTGACCGAATGGCGTCACATATTCTGCATCAACGAGCGTTCCAATCATCCGATTTGAGTCCATTTGCATCGCCTTTTTTGCGGCGGCTTCTTTCATCATCATCGCTGGCCCCGTCAGAAAGTCGAGCATACCAGATCGAGTGACGTGCGGTCGACCTTGTGGATCTCTGGCACGTCCAGCAAAATGCCAAGCCCTCTCAAATCGTTTGCGATGCTCTTCGACTTTAGATGTGACCTTGGTGGCGGTAATTGGTTTATTTACAGATTCCAAGACAACGCTTGATACCTGATCGTTATCCTCATCACGCCATCCAATAATGTCTACCTTCTTGAGATCAAAAAACAAACTGTCCTGCATCTCGGCATCTTTCATCTTGCGCTGAATTACCTCGATTGGGCCTCCGTTTTTAGACGGCTTAACGCTAACCTCTATATCCAATGCGCCTCGCCAAGCACTAGAGCCTCTGGCACGGTGCTGCGCCTCATCAGATACGCCAGTGTGATGCACTAGAACGACCGTACAGTCAAACTCCTGCATTAGTAAGGCACACGAATCGAGCATGGATTTGGCATCACTGGCTGAATTTTCGTCACCCCGGAGGAATCGGTGAAGAGTATCCACTACGATAACCTTTGGCGTCTCGGGCAGCGCCCGGACATTATCGATGACCTTAACCAAGCCCTCACTCGAGTTGAGATCAGTGCCGGTCTTGCTCATCCAAAATTTAATCTTATCGACGCCAAAGCTCTGCATCCATGCGGCGACTCTGGCGCGTAAACCGTAATGGCCCTCACCAGCCAAGTAAACGATCGGCAAGTCTTTTGTCCTATTACCGCACCAGTCTCGATTGTCCATATCTACAGCTGCCATACGAAGGCACCAGTCTAGGACTAGGAATGTCTTGCCTGAGCCGCTAGGCCCATGAACCATCATGAGTGACTTATTCTGTAGCCAGTTCTTAATGTACCAGCTAATCGGCGCTGGCTTTGTCGTGAACTCATTGCCGTCTACCAGCCAGTCCAGCTTAATCTCTGGTGGCTCGAGAAGAGTTGCTAAATCATTGCCAGCCAGCAAGTAATCGTTAGCATCGCCCTCATCTGGGGGAATGATGACGGTCGCCCCGTACTTCGCGCTGGCTTGGTCGGCGTATACCTTACCGACTCCACTAGAATCATGATCTGCCACAATGATGATGCGCTGAGAGGCGCCAAAACGCTCTCTAAGCTGTCCAACAACATTGGGGATGTTACTCGCCGAGTATGCAACGTAACACGCCACACCGCTAGTCTCAGCGATTGTAGCGGCAGTTGCAAAGCCCTCGGCTACATATATGTGCGCATCCTGATTCGATCCGACACGCCACAGCGATCCGCCGGTTTTGCCGCCGGGATGATAAAGCTTGCCACCATCCGAGTCGATGTATTGCACGGTAGTCATCTCGCCGTCACTGTTAAACAGTGGCACGATCAATCGACCATCGCCCGTGACTCGAGCGCCGTTAGGCTGAATCTTTTTCTTGACTAAGTACGGATGATCCTCGGTCGCCTCAGCAGCCTCACTCCAGATCTTATTGACAACGTCCGAGACGTTATCGCGCATCAGTTTCTCTGCCGCCTCCCGAGCCTGCCGCGCCTCTTCCATTTTGTTTTGGAAGGCCATCTTCTCATGCGGCGTGAGTGTACGATCAATCTGCGCTGACCACGAATACTCGACTCCCCATCGCCAGTCTCCAAACTTTGCCGCAGGAATACCATTATCACCAAAGCCAATATACCAGCCACTCTTATCGCCGTAACCGCCTCGGCCTTTGGATCCTGATCTGAATCGGTGTATCTTGCCATCCAGTATTATCTCCGATGGTGGCTCGAGGCCAGCATCAATGATTGCGTTCTTGAGTTGGACTTCAGGTGGATCGACCAAACGCTTACTGTTATCCGCCCAAATATCCTCAAGGTTAGCCACTTGGGCAAGTAGCCGAGAAATACTCCATCAACTTCTTGACCGTCGAGATAGCCGGATCAGCATCCTCATTCTTAACGATAGCCCGTAGCGTCGAGTAGCCGATATTGGTGCGGCGACTGATCTCGCGCAGGTTTCTATCGGACAGCAATCGCTGAATTTCTTTCACTTCCATTTGATTCTCCTAGTTATGACGTTTTTTTTGAGTTTAACGAAACAAAAAGATTAAATCAATTTAAATTCTCCAATTGCTAAATCGTAATCTGCAATCCTCATTTTTAAATTGTGCAATTGATCATTCAACTTTCTTTCTGACTCAATTTTTTCAAACGCTTGTTCATAATCTTCATCTCGGATATCGAGGCCAACAGAAATTAACGCATTATCAATTGCTGATTTTTTCGACATTGATTTTGGATAACAATATAAATACCCATGTTTTTTTGGATATTTTTTGCCGTCGATCACAATGCTGATAAGCCACCGATCACCATCATCCTCTACACGTTTTTTTGTTACTTTGAATATGTTTGTTTTCACTATTCTCTCCTTTTCCAAATTGTCATACGTTTCGGTTGATACCTAAGTACGCACCGAAAAAACTTTCGCCGTTCGATAGCCGGCTATCAAACGGAACGGATGTTAGGCCGAGATAAACGGCCTTAAATTTTTCGGCAAGTCTTTGATGCTTGGCCCATACGTCCATTTGCACCGATCCTTTAGTTCGCGCTTAATTTTTTTAATTGGATCGCCGCGAAACTTGTCACCAAGAAAGCAATTGGTGTCGGAAAAATATTTGTCGGCATCTTTATTTGCGACCTTAACAACTTTGACTGGCATATCGACCGAAACAACGTGCGTCCATTTCCTACCTCGAGGGCCGACTAATGCAAGCCTAGTCTGGTTTCTAAAATATCGAGTAGTAACTAATTTCATTTTTTTCTCCTTGGTTAAGGGCTTTTGGCTTAATTGCCGTTGACCCGATGTAAGTAATTATACAGCAATGGGCCTACATATCAACACTTTTGTGCTTGTTTTAGCAATTATTTTACTATTGATAGAAAATTAATCTGGGATTACAATCGCGGCATCGTTCATCCTAACGGACGGAAGTAGACACCAGTCGAAGGAACGCGCCTAACTTTTAACCGAGGGAGGTGCATATGTACGCACAATATCGACGTCGACTCGAGATCGACAACTACAAAAAAAGTCAGCTAATCAAGTTGGTTCAAAAGACCAGAATCCATACACCATGCGCTTGCCGTTGTTGCTGCAATCGTATGTATCGTGGATCACATGATCGATAACGCAAGTGTAGTGCTTCGATAGCGATAGGACTAGCCTGCCTATTGGCAGCTCGGCAGCGTTCATATGGACTCTGTCACGGGAGCCAATGCGGCAGGTGATGTTCCACACGAAACCAGACTCGACCATGTAGCGCTTAAATGCCGGTTTGTTAGTCAATATGCCGTCCTCGGGGATGTATCCCAGTTTGTTTGCAATTAACTTTTTAAAATCATTGTGAACTGATCGATATGGCCTGTCCGAGGCCAAGGCAATCGAGCGGATCACGCAGTCCCCGGTAAACTTGCCTCGAAGCCCTGCGTCTTTTCGTCCGCCGTCAGTGATAATTAATTTCATAAATAGGCACAAAAGCGCTTGCGTTGTTCGTCGATATCATTATAATAACCTACATGGACAAACGGAATAGGCCGCAAGTCCTTACACAATAGGAGATTCAAATGAAAACAGAACGAACTTTAATCAATGCATTAGATGTTGACCGACTCGGCGAGCTTACCAAGCAAATGGCACAATTAAAAAAAGAGGCCGACGCAATCAAAGATAACCTCAAAGATTTTTGCAACGCCAACAACGTCAAGAAAGTTGAGGGCGCATTGGTTACCGCAACGTATGTCGAGGCCAACCGCAAAGTTGTCGACTACAAAACTTTGTGTGCGGATATGGGCGTCGACTCAGATACGCTCGGCAAGTACACAACTCACAATGCTATCTTCAGCATCAAGTTGTCATGAAGCATAACGAGCAGATACAAAAGATGCGCGAAGCTGTTGCCAAGACTACTGGGCAGCGGCATTGCGCTTACTGTAACCAATATCGACCGCTCGAGGGCGGTCGGTGGAGACTAACCAAAACAAATAAGAAGTGGATGTGTAACCGTTGCGTAGACATCAGGAGGCCAAAATGATTGTAATTAAAGTTAACTTATTATTCTTAGCAATGGCGGCAGATCGTGATCATGCCATTCCAGAGATTCTAAAGGTCGATGGCAAGTGGGCGCTAATCACTCGTGACAACAAAGAGCTGCCAGACCTGCTCGAGTATGCCGAGTATCACGCCGAGCTTGAGGATACCGAGTTTGATTCGTATGCCCGAGAGATGCATCGAGAGGCTAGAACTTTTGTAGACATCGTGACACCAGTGATGGTTGAGAAATGGGAGAATGCAGAATGATTGAAAAATGGTTACACGTTATTACCAACTTATTGTTGGTGTTAGTCGGGAGCGTAATCGCATTATTGCTTTTATGTATACTGTGGTTGCAACTTGACGAACGGATCGCACAAAATGAAACTCAAAAAATTTACGCCAGTGGACAACGAATCCAAAACCATTGTATTCCTGATATCTACATCCGGCGCGGATCCGAGCATGACTGTGCTTGATTGCGTCATCAATGACTCTGGCGTGTTTGTTGTCGAGGCAGACGGTGAGTCGGTGGTCGTTGAGGACATCGGCGAACACTTTCCACTGCTCGACATGGGCAGCCCGTCACATCGCGATGAGGCGTTTTTTGAGTATGAATCTATATTAGTTGAGTCTGGCGGATATATACCTATACCTGACAAACTCTGTTAATATATTAACTGGCGAACTGATTTCAGACCGCCATAACATTAGAGGAGGCCATATGGCTATTGAAGTGCAAAGCACGTCGGATGTTTCGACGACATATATAAAACTGTTGGTGTACGGGCAGGCTGGCGCAGGTAAAACTACGCTGATCAAAACGTTACCAAATCCAATCATCTGTTCTGCCGAGGGCGGACTGTTGAGCATTAAGGATGCAGATCTACCGTTTATCAAAGTTGGATCGATGGCTGATTTACGGGATGCGTATCTCTGGCTCGTTGACAATGGATCGAAGTATGAATCTGTTGCGCTCGATTCAATCTCGGAGATTGCCGAGGTCGTCTTGAACCATGAGAAAAAGCAGGCGAAGGATCCGAGGCAGGCATACGGTGCAATGCAGGAACAGATGACGGACTTGATCCGTGCGTTCCGAGATCTACCTATGCATGTTTATATGACTGCGAAGCTAGAAAAGATGACGGATGAGACGGGCAAGATTTTGTACGCCCCTAGTATGCCCGGCAACAAAACCGGTCAGCAGCTCCCATACTTTTTCGATGAGCTGTTAGCTCTGCGCGTTGAGAAAGATTCCGATGGCAACATCTGGCACGGACTGAAATGCAAAGGCGACTCTGCATGGCAGGCTAAGGATCGTTCCGGTGCGCTTGAGGAATGGGAAGAGCCGGATCTTGGCAAGTTAATTAAAAAGATTGGAGGTGCGTAATGGAAAGTGTGCGACTACAGCGCGTGTCCCGAGAATGGATCAAGGCCAAGGAAACTGAGCGCAAGGCCGTTGAGACACGCCGTAAGCTGGAAGATGAAATGAAGGGAATGTTAAAGATCGACGATCAGATCGACGGCACGACTCGTGTTATCGATGGCGATCTATCGGTTAAGATAACGACCAGATTAAATCGCAAGATTGATTCTGGGAAACTACAAGATCTGGCGGCGGAGCATGGACTGTCGGATCACTTGAGCACTTTGTTCAGATGGAAACCAGAAATTGACCTTAAAAACTGGCGAAACTGTGACGAGAGCATCACCAAACCTCTGCTAGAAGCCATCACTACGACGCCAAGCAGACCATCATTTGCAATCACAAACGAAAAAGGAAAATAAACATGGATCTAGAATTTGATAATCACGATTTAGTTGTAGACGATTCACCTCGAGACTACTCACCAGTGCCTGACGGCTGGTACGACGCTCGGATTATGGGCGCTGAGATCAAAGTGACCAAGGCCGGAAATGGGCGCTATATTGCGATCCGATATGATATTATTGGCGGTGACTATAGTGGTCGAGTTATTTTTGGGAACATAACCATCAACAACAAAAGCGCGGCAGCTGAAGGTATTGGCAGGAAACAGTTAAGCCAGATTGCAATGGCTGGCGGAATGTCTGCGCTACCGAAAGACAGTGATGAGCTGGTCGGCATGGATCTTAAAATCAAAGCTACGATCAGGGCTGCAACTGAGCAATGGCCTGCGAGCAATGATGTTAAGGACTGGAAACCAATGGACGGTGGCTCATCGATGCCAACGCCGCCCAAAAAATCCAACGGTGCAACTGCGCCTTGGGCTAAATAAACAGAGGGCTTCGGCCCTCTTTTTTTAAGGGAACGCATGAGCAAAATCGTAGAGCTGATCGACAGGTACCACCAAGAAAAAACTGATACGCAGCGTGGACACATGGGCGGCAGTTTGCTCGGGCATAAGTGCGAGCGTTATCTTTGGTATATGTTTCGGTGGACGTTCGCGGAGAATTTCCCCGGTCGTATCCGCCGCCTATTTCGTCGAGGCCACGATGAGGAACGCACTATCGTCAGTGATCTGCGAGCAATCGGTATCGATATCCGTGACGTTGGCAACAATCAGGCGCGAGTTGATTTTGGCGGACACGTTAGCGGATCAGTTGATGGCGTGATCAAGAGCGGCGTACCCGGTCATGAGATGGAAGAATTTTTAGCAGAATTT